TTCGGCTTTATTGCGTGCAGGCCAGTCCAACGAGTCAATAGTTTCTTCGTATGACATGAGAACCATCTTGACACCTTTCTTTGCTTGCAAGAATAAAATTTTGTCTGCTAGCAATTCATGGGCTTTGTTATAATTCAAGATATCTTCTTTTGTGTCTTCGTGAAACTCACTAACAAACCGCGTTTCCAAGGCATTGATAGTGTTATGATGACAAGTTCCTGAAACCTGGGGTTTATAACCTGGCAAGGAAGGAGCAATTTTGATGTAGGCTAGTCTCTCTTTGCACATTCCAAGTTTGTAGAGTCTTATGTCACTGACATCCACATTGTAAGTCTTCTTCTTGGAGTTGAGGTATTCTGCGCAGATTGACCAGCATTTATCACCCAAAGTGGCATTAGCCTGGAAACCATTTGAGAAGTGGAGAGTACTACGTGAGATAGCATCGTTCAACGCCAAAACTACATCTGCAATCCCGTCTTTCGCTTTGTTGAAAAGCTCTCCTTCTTCCAAATTCTCCATGAGTTGTCTCTTGATTTCAGCAATCTTCAAATCAAAATCCCGCATCTGCTTTCTGAATATCAAACTAACCATTTTCTTATCTTCAGTCGACAAACCTGGAAGTTTGCTCAAAAGATACGAAGAAAAATGGAAAGGAATTCTCTCGAACTCATCGTACTCAAGAAGTTTCTCGTACATTTCATTGAAATCAAAATCATCGACATCAATCTTTAGGTGAGCACAAACATATGGGAACCTGTTGGCCATAGTGAGACGCAAGGACTCAGAATGAGGTTGACCCACGATTTGTGTTTTGAGAAAATTGAATAATCGAATGGTGTCCTTGGCCTTCTTCTGGTCAACGGTATCGTGGTACACCAAATCTTTACTTCCTAATGAGCGCCGGTATATACAATAACCACCAGCCAGTTGACTTACAACTACGAACCCGCCCGGATTCTTGCGCACAAAAGTACCTATAGTAATTCGATCATTCTCGACCCTTCCGATAAAGCATTTACCGGCAACGCCAGGCAAATCTAATCCCAAAACTCCCTCTTCTTTTTCATCATTAAAGAGTTCAGCAATGAAGTTGTTGGTAATGAAAGCTTCGCTTCTATAATCAGCACAATATCTCCCAGAACAAACGGTGTGATACAAGCCGACAAAGAAAGGGTCAGATGGCACTGAACATTTGTCGTGGTATGTGTCAGTCCAAGGAACAGTCGGGAATTGCGAGCTGATTCTCTCAAAGTCTTTCTTAGGGACATAATACTCAGCCTGCAATTGCACGGCGATTTTGTCAACCTCCTCTTTGATCTTATCAGCAACAATCTCCAACGCCTTTTTGTTGCCATCTTTGGAAATTCTCTTCTTCTTATTGTGATGTTCTTTCTGGGTCTTAACTATATTACCGTTAAGTATGTGCATTCCTTTATTGCCCATTAGAACTCCGCTGAAAGCGGTTGAGTTGAAATAAGAAACAACAACTCTTCTCTCTTCTTGTGAGAGGACGTTATACTCGTTTTGTCCTCGAGCCCCGAGTCCACATCCAGCATACTTGCAGCCGTTTATTTTGGTTTCAAACACGGTCATAGACCGAATTACAAATTCACCTTTTATGACAACAGTCGATCTCTTGATCGCTGCACTGCAAGCCCTGGACACGCGTGTCTGTATAAGTATCACTGTCTTCATGAGTAACTTATTGGGGTTGGGTCTTCCTTGAGTTCGAAACATTTCTCTAATCACTCTGTTTCCTCCAGATTCTGTCAA